GTCTGGTTTGTGTTTGCGTGGTCTTTGTAGTTGATGGTAATCAGGTTGCTGTTGATTCCGGTCACGAAGCTCGTGCTGCTTGTGCTGATGGAGGTGACGGGCGTGGCGGTGTTGGTGACGCCGGTTGCGGAGCCAATTGAATACGATCCGCCCGTAAGCAAGGCCACACTATCGCTAGCGTATGTCGCAAACGATGTGCTTGACCCGTACAGTCGCAGAACACCGCCAAGCGTTCCTGCGGTAATTCGAAAACGCTCAGCTGCGTTGGTGTCGTAGAGCGACATGGTTGCATTGCCGCCGTAGGCCGCATTTAAATAAAACTTGGTGCCAGTCGTCAGCGTGTTCCCAATCTGAATCACGCCAGGCGCAATCATGACCGGACTTTCCTGCCCGCTTGTCGTGCTGTATACGCGAAGGCCGTTGTTGAAGCCGTATGCAGAGCCGTTGGTTATTTCGGCAACCGTCGCGTTCAGGTTCAGCGTCAGCGTGGCGTCATTGATCGTCACATTCCCACTCGAATCCGCCTTAATCTTGCCGTTTGCGTAGCTCGTCCCACCCACCGACAGCGTCTTAAACCATGCCCCCTCGTTGCCAGACTCGACGCCGATAAACCCGATCTGACTGCCCGAAGCGTTGTAGACGCCGAACTTGCCCGGCCTCGACCCGCCGCCGCCAACGCTGATTTCGGTCGTGTCCAATTTCGCCGTCGTCACCGCGCCAGCCAGGATTGTTGTAGCCGTGACAGCGTTGGTGGCGATCTTTCCGGCGATCACCGCGTTGGCCGCGATCTCATTGGCCGTGACGGCGTTGGCGGCTAGCTTCGCAGTGACGATGGCCCCGGCGGCGATTTCGTTGGCCGTCACCGCATTAGCCGCGATCTTGGCGGTCGTGATGGCTCCGGCGATGATCTTCGGCGAGGTGACGGCGTCGGTAGCGATCTTTGTTTCGGTCACCGCCGACGTGTCTATCTTCGCGTTCGTCACCGCGCCGGTCGCAATCAGGCTGTCCGTGATACCGCTTACCGCCACGCGCAGATTGCCAGTGCCGTCGATGGTAATGGCAGTGCCGACCTTGACCTGCAGGAACGAGCCGTTGATCTGGAAGTTGTCCGTTGACGCCGGAAGAAACTTGCGGAGGTCCAGCGTGCCCGCCGCGCTGCCGATGTTCAGCGTATTTTGCGGGGTACCGGCCACTTCGGTGTTGGTACGCCCGTTGACGTCAAACGAAACCAGCTTCGCCGTCACCGTCGTGGCGGCCGCCGGATTCGGAATCACCACCGCAATCGGCGACGGCGTGGCGGAGGTCGAGGCGAGGAGCGTCGCACCGCTGTAGACGCGCAACTCCACCCCGCCCCACGTTGCGTCAGACGGCGCGGTGAACGTGGCCGTGATCCGCTGCTGTGTCGTGCCGTCACTGGCCGTCACCGTAGCAGCGGCAAACGATGCGCCGGTCACGTGTGCGGTCCACTCAGTGCCAGCAGTTCCAGCGGCAGGCGGCGAAACCGATATCGTCGCCGATGGCGTGCCGACAGCGGGAGAGCGCCCGTCCGTGTTTGGATTGCCGTTGTTGTCCACCGAGACGGCGTAGAACGTCCATGTCTGCGCGGACGACGGAAACGCCGAGAACTCCGCCGTCAGGCCTGTCCCAGATTCCGCGCCGGTCACCTGAAACTTTTCGCCGCCCGGCAGATGCAGCCAAATGACGGCGCCGCCCCATCTCGCCAGCGCCGCCGCGCCGCTTGGCTGGACCCAAGCCAGGTCAATCAGAAGCGCCTTCTGGCCTTGGCCGTTGGTCGCGTAGCGGGCGTTCGACGCGGCGAACCCGCTGACATTGTCGGCGTAGGGCGACGTGCTCGGGCGGCTGGCCAGCGGCCAGGTCACCGTTGCCACCGCCGAGGGCGTGAGGCCCGTAACGATGGTGTTGATGCGCGGCTCGGCGCTGGCGTCCATCGACACAAACCAGACCCGAATCGGGTTGCTGCCGACAAACAGGTCGAACCAATCCGACCGCGCCGCCGTCTCGTTCACGTTCAGCGCTGGCCCGTTCGCCCTCTGACCGTTGGCGTACTCGTAGACGATCTGGACGCCGCCAAACGGGCGCTGCCACGCGGCAGGCGGATCGGATGGTGCGGTCCAGCCGAACACCAATCGGTACTTCGGCGAGGCGACCTGAGAATCGTCGTACTCGACCGTTGCCGTGACGCTGCGAACCAGCCGGGCGTACTCTTCGCCGCTCTGGTAGGCCAGCGCCGCAATCGACAAGGTGACGTTGGGCGTGGCGTTTGTCTCGGTGGCGCGGACCAGTTCGGCCTCGGCCTGCTCACTGTACGACGCGAGGTAAAACCGCTTCGTCACCGTCGTATCCGGTCGCGGAAGGTACAGCGTGGCCGGGCTGGTGAGATGGTAGCCGCGGTCGACCGGCGCAAACGTGCCGCCCAAATTGCGCGTGCCGCCCAGCGTCGCCGTGCTGTTCAACGGCACGCCAGCCGAGGAGGACTGGTTGACCGGCTCTTCCCACACGTGGACACCCACCCAGTCGCCCAGCGGCGACGGTGTCGTGAAGGCAATTTTCACGCGCACTGTCTCGTCGTCGGCGTACTCGTAGGTGGCCGATAAACCCGTGACGTTGTCCGGTGCGCCGGGAACTGATGACGTGGCCGACGATGCCGCGGACGTGGTGCCGCGCCCGGTTCCGCCTTGGCCGGCCAGGGCCTTCCAGTATTCTTCGATCCCAACGATCGTGTTGCCATCGATGGCGCGCACGCGAAAGCGGAGAAATACGCCGGCGACATCGGACAGGCTTACCTCGTTGATCAAATATGACCCGCTCGACACGCCCCGCGCGGTGTTGGCGATGGTCTGCAGTTGACCAGGCCGGAGCGTCGTGCAGGATGGCTCGACCTCCTCGTCCGTTTCGTACTCGACCTCGACGACAGCGGCTTTCTTCGCAGCGATGACGGCCAGCGCTTCGTTGTAGGCCTGGACCTGCCCAATGTCGCGCTCGGCGTAGGCCGTGTAGCGCCCGCTGCCGCCGCCTTCCTGCGTAATGGTTGCGCTGATGTTGGCCGAGTCCTCGACGCGCACGATGTCCGCGCCCAGCACCTGGTAGCGAATGGTCAGCGTGTCGGCGCTGGTAAGCACGTCGAAGGCGGCGTCGTGGCGGATGGTGGTAGCGGCGTACTGCCAGTAGACTTGCTTGTCGTTGTCGCTCAGATACTGACCCACCTCAACGTCCTGGCCGTTCACCTGCGCCCCGACGAACCGCCCCACGCGGCTGGACAGCGTAAAGGTGCGCGTGCTGCCGTCGCCCGTAAACGACTGCTCGGTCACCGCAATCTGCGACCACGGCACGCGATACGCGGCGGCGTTGGCCTTGTCCTCGCGCGTGCGGCGCACCTGGAGCGAGCGATAGTTCGCACTGCTGCTGGAGATCGAAAACGGAGCAGTGGCGAATGTGCGCGGCTTAAAAAACAACTCGCGGTCCTCGTCGATCCACCAGACGTAATTGGACAACGTGGCGAGTTGCGCTATGGCCTCACTGACGGTCATGTCCGCATCAAACGTCACCGCATCCAACACCGCGCCGAGGTCCACATTGCTCGTGCCGATGCCTTCGTTGTCCGCAAAGTTCGTGATCAGGTCCGCGACAATCGTCCCGGCCCGATTCCGCATGAGCACCTGCTCCAGCGTCCCGGTGTCGGTGATGTCCACCGCGCCACCGCCAGCGGTCAGCGATAGTTGCAATGTCGTGCTTGCCGCGCTGATGACGTAGTATTCGATCGTGCCGTCCAGTCCGCCGCAGATGGAGCCTTGGGCGTGCGCTTTTACGCGGACCCGATTGCCGTTGCTGAGGCCGTGCGCGGCGCTGGTGGTCAGGGTGTTCGTTGATGCGTTGGCGGTGTAGCTGATGGTGCCGTCGTAAAACGCTGGAAGCGCGGTGCTGAAGTTGTAGCAGCGCCGCCGGTCGAGACGCTGCTCCCAGGTAATGCCGCGCACGTCGTAAAAAGCCCCGGCGGCCGCTCCGGCTTCGGTGATCGAGACCTCAGCGACCTCGTCGACTGAACCGGCCCACAGCTTGGTTGCGCCCGTAAAAAGCTCGATGACGTGTCCCTGCCCCGGTCGATACGCGCCGCTGGTTGAGACCACGCGGCAGTTGAAGGTCGCTCGCTGTCCCAGGCTGGCCTGGATGTTTAACGAGTACGGGACAACCTCACGAATGCTTCCGGCAATGTAAACGTCGATGCTCACGCGGGCACCACCCCTAGTTGCTTCAACTCGCGCGTCAGGGCGTCAAGCAGCGCTCGCGTGTCGCCGGTGGTGCTGATGTTAATCGTCACGTTGCCAGCGCTCGGCATCGCCATCTGGCGGCCTTCGGTGCGGATCATCGAGTCATGAATGTCCTTCAGCTTCGGCAGGTACTCGTTGTTTTTTTCGAGGAGGTGTAATAAATGGATCTGCGAGTAGCGGACCTCTTTTTCGATGAGGTCCAAGGTTTTGTTCATGCCTGCCATCTGAAAGTTGCCCATGATGCCCGACACCAGAGACCCGATGCCCGTTACCATGCCTAGCACACCGCCCGCCGCCATGCCCATTACGCTGCCGACCGCTCCAGCCGCACCGCCGCCAGCCCCGCCGACCCCTCCGCCCGTACCACCGCCGCCGCCAAATATGCCGCCAATCACTTTGCCCAAACCGCCCATCTTGCCTAGCAATCCGCCCAGCGCCTTTAGCACCTGATTGATACCGCCCTCGATTACCGTCCGAATCAAGCTCGATGCGATCTGTTTGCCCAGCCGCTCAAACACATCGCCGACCTTGCCGCCGCTGATGATGATGTCGGCGATGCCGCGGGAAAGGTCTGTAACAATGGTCGAGACTTGTTTGCTGATGGCTTCCTGCGTTTTTTTCCAGTCTTTGCCGACATTGCCGGCCATGATCCGGATCATGTCGGCGTTGCGCTTGGCGGAGCGGGCGGTTTCGGCGCCGGAAAGCGTAGTGTTGTCGCGGTCGCCCGGTATCGTAATCTGGCCCAGGCTGATGTTCCGCGCACCCGCCGCCGCCAACTGAATGTCTCCGATGGCCTGTAGCGCGCGCTCGCGGGCGAAGTCGAACGCGATGCCGACCTCCTCAGCCTTGGGCCGCACGCCGCCCAGGCCGTCGATCAGCTTTAAATACTCCGCGCCCAGCGCCTCGGTCGCTCGCTGTAGATCAATGCTCGACGCCTTGCCTTGCTTGTAGGCTTCGGTGATGCCCTCCAGCGCCGTCCGGGCCAGCACAAAGCTGCCGATTGCGTCAGTGGTGTTCGTGACGCCGAGGCGCTGGAAGGCGTTGGCGAGTTGGTCAACGACCTCCTTAAGCTTCCCCTTTTTGTCTGTCGCCACAATAACCTCAGCCGTTGTCTTCTTGATTCCGCGGCCAAACTCCACGATGGATTCATACGCGCCATCGGTCGCCGGAACCAACTGACCCGTTTTCACCAACTGCTCGTTCATCGTGTCCAGAAACTTGCGATTATCAGCGGCTGCCTTGGCCTGATTTTGCAGCGCCGTTTCGGTGCGAAGCAGCGGGTCCAAAAGCGAGTAAATGCCTGATGCGATGGCCGTGAAAAGGCCGGCCTTGCCCAGCACTTGCGCCGTTAGGCCAAGATTCTTCAAGGCGCCAACCGCCTTTGTTATCGCGCCACCCACCGCGCCGGCCTTTTCGATCAGCGTGCCCAGCGCCACTAGCCCAATGGGCAACGCTGCGGCGAATGCGCCGATTTCAACCGTCAGTTTGCGCGTCTCCGGTGACAGCCGATTAAATGCATCAGCGGCTGCTTTGGCACGCTCGACCATCGGATTCAGGATCGTATCCACGACTTCTTTCCCAATCGGCAACAATGACTTTCCAAACTCCGCCGCCGTCTGCTCGACCGACTCGCGCAAGTTCTCCATCGAGGTTTTCAGGTCGCCCCCAGCGCGTCCGCCTTTTTCCAGTTCCGAGACAACCACGCCGATGAACTGTTGGGCAGACATTCCCATCGCCTCGAAAGTCTTCGCCGGGTCGCCCAGGGCCGCCGCGCCAAACTTCTCTTTGATAATGGCCGCAATCTGGGGAATCCGTTCAACGATTGGATCCAGATTCTCCTTCGTGACCTTTCCGACCGCCGCCATCTGCGACAGTTGCCGGATCACTTCCGAGAAGTCCTCCTTGCCGCCGCCGACCACCGCCAAGGCGTTCCCCAGCTCACGCATGATGCGCCGCGATTCGTCGGCGCTGCTGCCCAACGTCTGGAGTCTTATCGAACCTTGGACCGCTTCTTTCAGCCCTAGGCCCGGCAGCTTCGAGACCTCGCGCAACCGCTCCATCTCAATCGCGGCGGCCGCCGTGCTTTTCATCGTTGCGGCTAGGCCTTTCTCCAAGCTCTCCATTTGCGTCGCCGCCATGAGCGCGGCGCTTCCAGCGGCCAAAACCGGCGCGGAGAAACCGATGGCAAGCGCCTGGCCGGCCTCGCTGATAGTCGCCCCGAAGCGCTTAATTTTGCCCAGCGAAGCGTTGACCTTTTTGTCGAAGTCGTCGGTCGAAGCGCCGATCCGAACGATTAGGTTAGAGAGTACGGGCATTTAGCGCTTCCTTTGTCGTGCGGCCTTTTCGGACTCTTTGTGCTTTAGGCTCAGGTAGGCGGCCCACTCGGTAAACTCGCTGCTGCTCATCTCCGCTTCGAGCCGCCCAACGGTCATGTGTAGGATCTCGGCGAGGGCGAAGGCGAATCGCCGCTCGCCCGTTAGTTTTTTTCCGCTGCTTCTGCCGGTTCTGCGCCAAGGCCCGAGATGCGGCAGATTTCAGTTACAACGCGGTCGATCACGGCGCCAGGCATATTCACAATGGCGTCGTGGTGCGCCGCTTCGAAGATCGGCTTGCCGGTTGCCGGGTCAAACGTCGAGGCAATCACCAGCCGCGCCATGGCGACCGCTGGCCACTTCTTCGCGTCTTCGCCGAACTTCAGGCGCTGCTCCACTGTCATTTCGCGGATGCCGATTTTTGCATCCCACTCGGGCACGTCCAGCGTTTCTTGCTTCAAAGAGACGGCCAGGATTTTATCTGCTAGTTTCATGAGTTTAGATAGTCCAGCACTCCATGCACGGAGAAGCTGACGTTTTCCTTAATGGTCTCATTTTCGCCAGCGTTTACGCTCATGCTGTTTTGCATAGCGCCAAACATCCACCGCACGCCGCCCGCGTAATCGGCGTAGCAGTTGATGACGTAGTAGCTCGTGGCGTTCGTGTGGAAGTAATTGTCGTTGTAAAAGCGCGCGAACGTGCAGGTCGCATCGCCGCCAACGCGAGCCCTAGACTTCCAAGAGTCGCCAAACACCTGCACTTCTTCGAGTACCGGCTGCACGTCGAGCGTCCAGTCCGTTGCCTGCGCGACCTTCGATAGCGTCAGGAACTCGCCGGTGACCGTCACCGTGCCCGCCGGCGCAGCCTGCAAATAGATCTTGCCGCTGCCGTAGGCCACTTGGTGCCGGCTGGATGGAATCGGCGTGGCTCCATCAAGAACGGTAAACGATGCGTTGGGGTTGATGGCCCTGCGGGCGGCGTCCGTGATCTGGTACACGTTGCCGCCCAGGCTGGTCGTGGCTTCGCCGGTCATGGCCGTGCCGCTGCCGGTGGCGAGGTAGATATCTGCGTTGCGCCCTGCGAGAACTGCCATGGTCGCTCCTTACGTGTAGCTCAGTGCGCCGCTGCCGGTGAAGGTGTAGCTGATCGTGACCAGGCCGTTTTCGCTGGCGTTCAGCGCGGCCTGCACGAAAGCCGTGCCGCTGTAGTAGTTCGTGCCGTCGATGTAGAATCGCGCCGCAACGGTCGTGCCGCCCAGGAACGCCGTGTTGAGCGCAACGTGGCCATTCGTGTCGGTATCATCGAAGCGGCCCGATGCGGTCCCGCTCCATTCCTTAATGGTAGCGGTTCGCTCCTTCCAGGTGTCGCCGAACGACTGGGTCTCTTCGAGGCCCGTCGATACGTCGAGCGTCCAGGTATCCAGCTCGGCCACCGTGTTAGTGCTGATTTTGAAACTGCCAGCGTTTCCTGCGAGAACTGCCATTGTATCCTCCTAGTCGTAATCGTGAATGAAGTCGAACTCTAAAATCACCGCATAGAGTTTTTCGTTGGTCTCGAGCGTTTCCTCGTATTCGATGCGCCGCCCGTTGAGATGCGTCGAGCGCACCGTCAGCCCGCTCGCCGCAGTGATCGCGGCCTGCTGATTGATGACAGCGTCGTAGATCGTGTCGCCAAGATCCTCAGCGGCTTTGCTGTTGCCGGTCGCCATGCAATAGATATTCACCGGGCGGCGCGTGGCCGTCGGCGCTGCGCCGATCGAATGGAACGGGATATCGTCGATGGCCTCGATGACCAGCGCCGGGTACTTGGTTGCGCGGGCCTGCTCGGCGTGGATGTCGTAGACTCGATTGCCGACTACCGACGAGATGCTTGGCTCGGCCTGCGTGTAGCGGTAGAGAGCTTGGTAGATTCTCACGCGGCACGCCCCAGTGCGTCAAAGGCGGCTTTTACGCGAGTTTCCAGCAGCTTTTTAATGGAGCGCCGCTTGGCCTTTACAGCGTCGGCAAGAAACGGATTCGGGCGAGAGCCGGGATGGAAGACTTTTGTGCGGACCTGGTCGCCGACGCGGGAGAGCCAGGCGAAGGCGCGGCCCGCGATCTTCATCTTTTTGCTCTTGCCTTGTCCGGGGACAATGGCGTGCGGCTTGGTGCCGAAGTGGACGAGATGCGCGTGCGGCGCTAGCTTCGCCAGCGTGAACGTGAACGCCTGCAGAAAGAATTTGTATTTGCGGCCCGCTGCCGCTTTCAGCGATGCGCGGAGTCCGCCCGGCGCGATCTCCCTGCCGTTCTGCCGCGTCGGATATGGCGCAATCGGCGCACGCCGCGCGGCCTCGCCGCGGATCTCCTCGGCGGCTGCCAGTAACGCGGCCTGTAGCTCTTGGCCCTGCGCCGTCGCCATGACGCGCTTGAGTTGGCCGGCCAGATGATCCATGCCTTCGACCTCGATGCCTTTCATATCAGCACCTCGACCGCTTGCATGGTCAGCATCTCGTCCCGCTCGTCGGGGTTCAAAATTGACTTGATATCGAAGTAGCGGACGGCCTGCGTTTTCTGGTCTGTGTATTTCACCCGCATGGCTGGCGTCAGGCCGACCACGAACCGCAAGCGGATCGTGTGAGTCAGGTCCGCCATGACCTGCCGCGCGGCGAAGAACTCGCGCCCGTTGCCGGTCTCGATAGAGGCCCAGCACTGATGGATGCTCGACCACGTCTCCGTGCGGTCGCCGTTGGCGTCCACGGCGATGGCGTTGGCCTCAATGTCGATCAGGTGCCGCAGTGCCCCGGCTCTCATATGAACACTCTCCACGGGGCGATGAGTGCAGACGCGGCCAGCGGTAGCTCGGCCTCGTCCACAGCGGCCGCAGTGCCAACGACAACGGCCTCGCGGTGCTCGTAGAAGTGCGACGCGAGCATTCGGATGGCCTGTCGAATGGCCGTCGGTACGCTGGCCTGGTTAGGCCAGCCACAGGTAAATTCAATCTCGATGGGGTCAGTGTTCCGAAGCGTCTCCGTGGGCCAGTCTTTCTGGTATTCAAGAAGGATCTGGCCCGGCGTGCGCGCAGTGGAGACTCCGTAGTTACTGCTGGCAAATGTGTGCTGAACGCCGCTAGAGTCGGTGTACTTGATGTGCGCGACCGACACCAGCGGCGAGTAGGGTATGGTGATGACGCCGGTATCGGGGAAGTAGTCCAGATACATGCGCCAAGTTTGAGTCGCGAATCGACGATTCGAGACCACCTCCAGATGGTTGGTCGCCGCCTGGACGTAAGGGCTCAACTGCTCGACCGGTTGACCTATGGCGCGGGAGTGCGCTTCAAAGTCGCTGTCGGACAGCGCCCAGAACGTCGGCGGCGTCACCAGCTGGAGGCGGTGCTCGATCATTAGTCGATCTCGGTAGCAGTTGCCGAGCCGCCGAACCGCGGGCCGGCAAGGGCGATGGCAATACCACCCAGCACCGGCGAGTCCACGACCTCAACAGCTTTCAGCCGCACGTACGAATAGCCAGCGTTGGCCAGCTCCTCGGCGTGCACCTGGATAGCGTAAATCTGCGAGGCGCCAGCCGTCGTGGTAAAGCCAGCCGCAGTGCGGGCCGTCATCGCGCCCTGCACGTCGGTCGACGTGATGGACTTCGAATAGAACGGCACGGCAGTCGTGTTGGTCGGGATGATGTCATCACAGGCTTCGACCGTAATGGTCGAGGTTCCGGTGGCACCAGCGCCCTTGTGGATCAAGAACAGGGCACTGTCGAAGTTGCCGAGCGAAACAACGTCGCTAGTTACCGTGCCGCTGAACGCATCGGCCACTGGATCGAGGCCTTTGACGAAGTGGAGGTTATTCAGAAGTTCGTACGGGATCATATTGGTTCCTCCTTGTTAAGCGCGAGCGTCGACCGTTACGAACGGCGACAAAGTGTTGCTGCCCTTGAACGGCGTGATCGGCTGCTTCACGCTGCTCTGGCCGTTGACGTCGATGGACCATTTGAAGGTCATCTCGTCGTAGATGAACCGGACGTGCATAGACTGCGCAGCGCGTAGACCGCCCTGCGTGATGACGACATATTTCGACAGGTTCGCCAGCACCACGTCGCCCTTGTCGCCGAGCGTTTCGGCCTGTTCGACGGGGATGACCGGGAAGCCGAGGAACGTGCCGTACTGAATCGAGCCGGCGACGCTGTTGTTCGGCAGGAACACCGGCTGTTGGCCCACGGTGAGAAGCGGGAACTGGCCGATCGTGTCGGGATTGCAAAGCCAAACGATGCGGTCGCCGGGCTCGCGGTAGAGACGGGACAGCATCGAAGTAGCGTTCTCAATTACAAACGTATCGGCGGCCTGGCCGGTCTTCTTGGCGACCGAGACCATCAGGGCGCCGCCGTAGTTCTGCACTGAGAAGCCGAGCGGTTTGCCGACGCCGTCGCCGCGCCAGATGGCGTCGTCGAGTTTAAACGCGATTTCGGACGCAAAGGCGTTTTCAAACACGGTGGCCATGGCGGGAGCGTTGCGGAGCAGGCGCTCGGTCGCATACGCCAGACACTTCAGCGATTCAAGACGGATCTCGTGACGAGACAGCTTCGGTTTGGTGGCGGTCGGCGCGTCAGCTTCGCCCGTCCAGTAGGCCTGCACGCCGCCCCAGCGAGAGCCGTTGGCGCGGCTGGCTTCGTCGATGTAGGGCAATTCCAGCGAGTCGGAGCCTTCGCCGATCGGAATATTGGTGCAGAGCGGGAAGATCCGCGCCGTTTCGCGGGCCTTGAGCAGGAGCGCCGTCGAGAACTCGGTCCCGATGGCAAACCCACCGTCCGCGGGAACCGCGGCCGACGCGCCCGAGGCCGTCAGGTTCTGCCCAAACAGTCGCTTATCGATCTGGCCGCCGAGCCCCTGGAAGGCTCCGCGCGGGCTCTGCGCGTACGCAATAGCCGCCAGCTGCTCGCCGACGGACTCGAACGGGCGGGCCGCTTCGTTGTCGCTGGTGACGCGGGCAGGCTCACGAGTCACGTTTGCCTTGGCGCGGGCTTCGAGAGCCTCGACCGCAGCAAGTTGCTCGCGGACGGTTTTAAGTTCGTTTTCTTTTGCGTCGACCGCCTGCAGATGCGCCACCGGATCGGCGGCACCGCTGGAAGCGGCGAGAACCGCGCTGTACTCGGTTTCGAGCGCGGAGACCTGAGAGAGTAGCTCTCGTTTCGTCATCGTTCCCCCTATTTCCCCAGCACTCGCCAACGCCGCATCCGCAGCGCCAGTTCGTACTGGGCTCTTTGCTGGTCCGCGCTCGGCGCGGCCGTCAAACTCGTCGATAAGATCTTGGCATTCGGGTCGGATCCAATCGGAACAACGCTGATTTCGTAGGGCTTCCACTTGCGGGCAAAGTATTGCTTGACCTCGGCGCCAGGCTTGGACTCGACAACGAGCTCGCCGATCTGAACGCCCATAGAGACGTTGCGCAGGATGCCGTCCTGGATGTCCTGCCAGGTGCCATTGACGTCTTCGCGGTTGCTGAACCGCAAAACGGCCCGGTAACCGTCGTCGGCGCGGCGCGCAGATTCCACAACGCCAATCACATACTCGGTTTTGTTGATCTGGTGGCCGTCGAGAACCGGCGCACCAGCAGACAGCGCGGACAGGTCGGCGCTGTCCATGTCGAAGCGCAGCTTCCAGCTTTCGCCCGTGAAGAAGTCGAACCGCTCGACCGTGGCCCCTGAATAAAACAACACCTCGCGGCGCCGCGGGCCTTCGGCCTTCGGCTCTTCCTCGTCGTCCTCCGGCGTCGGCATCGGCGCCATCAGCTGGCCGGCCAGTTGAATCTTCAGGTCTTCAATCATTGCCGCACTCCCGCTTGGTCCACCGGTATCATCGCGCCCTGCACCAGATACTTTTCGCCGCCGTCGTACGGGTTCAGATTTTCTTTTGCGCGAATCTCGTTCGCGTTCAGCACGCCGATGTTCCGCATCGCGCTGTAGAACGTCGCGCGGCTGGCCGCGTCGCCGCGCAAGAGCGCGTCCATGTTGAATTCGGCATAGTAGGTCTCGGCCTCGCGCGGCCCGAATAGCTGCATGTTAATCCGCTTCTCGATTCGCGCCAGCCACGGGCGAATCGTATGCGTTGCGAAGTCGATGCCCTGGTGTTCGATGTTGTTGTTCGTGCTGCGGGTCAGGTCTTGGATCATGTGCGGCGGCACGCGGAAGATCGAGCAGATATCGGCCTTCTGATACTGCCTCAGCTCCAGGAACTGCATGTCGCGGTGGTTGATCGAGACCGACTTGATCTCAGCGCCCTGCTCCAGAACGCCGATCTTTCCCGCGTTGCGGACGCCGCCGAAGTTGCTCATCAGCCACGTCTGCAGGTTGTTCCGGGCCTCGTTGCTCAACGCCTGCGGCACGGTCAGATACGAGGGCGGCGTGGCGTTGTTGCGGAAGAAGTTCGCCCCGTAGCCTTCGGCGTCCTGGGTCATGCCCAGCGCCTGCGCCATGTAGCTTACAGGCGAATGCCCGACGAGGTTGTCCTCGCCGTCGTAGCCAAGGCCGGGGATGTGCAGGATGTCGGAGGCGGTGTACATCTGGTTGGCGTAGGTGTACACAAGAACGCCCGTCTCCGGGTCCCGCGCCACGCGCATCCCGGCTGGCGACAATGGCACCAGGCGCACAACATCGCCGCGCATATTCGTGACGATGCGGGCGTAAAAGTTGCCGTGGAGGCAGAGGCACTTCGCGGCCAGTTCCCAGAACTCAAAGGCGCTCATGTCGTCGTTAGGCGCGTCGTGCAGCAGGTAGTACAGCGGGTGATTCCGGTCCAACTGCCGCCCGTCAGCCGTGCGCCGGAACACGCCGCAGGGCAGACTGCCGATGGACTCGGCGATCACGCGGACGCAAGCCCAAACAGCGGTGATGCGCATGGCGGAGTCCGTGCTCACGAACCACTTGGAGCCGTTGACGGGCTTGTACCAGAAGTCGCTATCTGGCGGCGGGGTGGCTCCGAGTTTTACCATCAGTCGGCCGAAGGCGTTCATGTTGCGGTAGCACGAAACTTTCGAGTCGTGCTAACAGCGTAGCACAAATTTTGTCAACTGTAGCACGGGTATTTTTTTCGCGGCACTACCAACTGATCGTCAGCGGCGTCATGTCTTCGTACACGCTGCGCTCAGCCCGCACGTCCTGAACACAAATCCCAGTTGCCATCACAGCCGCAATCACTAGATCGTTCCGCGTGGACTCGCGGCGTCTGTCGGAGTGAATCGGCTTGATATTGCCGGCCGGGTCGGTGCTGATTTCGGTGCAGTCGACGCACCAGCGAAACAGCGGGTTTCCGTCGTGAACTAGGTTGCGCTCGTGGATCAAAGCTTCGAAGCGTTTACTGGCCGGGGACATCGACCCGTACCCCTGCCCGAACTCGACGACCTTAATCCCCGCGTCCATCAACTGCTGTGCGGTGTCGCGGGCTCCCCATCGGTCGTAGGCTATCGCCTTGATGTTGTAGACCCGCGCCAAGTCCGTGATGTGCGCGACAACGTGCCGCCAATCGACCACATTCCCCGGCGTCAGCCGCACGTGCCCGTCGTCGGCCCACAGATCGTAGCGGACGCCGTCAGAGAGCGATTTGCCGCGGGCGGCCTGCTCGGGGATATAGCCCCAGGCGCGGTAGTACACCTTGCCCTGATACGGCCAGCACAGCGCAAAGGCGGTAAGGTCGCGGACGCTGGCGAGGTCGAGGCCGCCGAAGCACGGCACGCCGGCCAGGTCGGGGAATTCGTCGCGGCAGGCGTCCCAGTCGCGGATCGCAATCCACTGCGAGTTGGCGCTCGTCCACTGGTTCAGGTACAGCCGCCGGAACGTGTTCTGGCGCTCCGGGCGGGCCAGCGCCTGCCGGAATTCCTCCTCGTAGTCGCTGAGTTCATGGAGGTGGCCGAGCGACGGCAACGCCAACGGCCAGAGCGTTTGATCGGTCCAGTCGGCGTCGGCGGGGACTTCGTAAATCAGCGGGAAGTAGCTGTCGTCCTTCACGTCGCCGTCCAGGACGCGCTTGGCGTAGGAATACTCGCGATAGCAGATGGACTCCTGCGACGATCCGGCCGTGGTAATGGTGACCCACAGCGGATTGCGGCGCGACTTGCTGCCGGTGGTGAGCGCGTCGTACAGCTCCTCTTCGGCGCGGCCCCAGGCGTGGAGCTCGTCGAAGACGACTAGGCTGGGATTGTACCCGTGCTTACCTGCGCCGTCTGACGACAGTGCGCGGATGATCGAGCCGGTTTCTTTGTGGCGGATCAGCTTGCGCGATTCGGTGATCTGGACCAACTCGGAAAGCTCGGCGGATCCGCGAATCATGCTCGCCACGGCGTCGAAGCAGATGCTGGCCTGGTCGCGGTCTTTCGCGGCCATGTAGATTTCCTGGGACGGCTCAGGCGACAGGAAAAACTCGGCGACAACGAGCGCGGCGACCGTCTGCGTCTTGGCCTGTTTCCGCCCCATGCTGCAGTAGGCCTTTCGATAGAGGCGGCGGCCGTCGCCGCGCTTCCAACCCAGTAGGTTGGCAATCAGCTTTTTCGAGTGCGGTAGAAGGACGAACAGCTCGGGGCCGCCGGACTTGGTCGACTTAGTAAGCGTCAGCGTGCCGATAAGCCCCTCGGCCAGCGCGATGGCGTCGGCGTCGTACCAGATGTCAGCCTTGCTGTTTGGCAAGGGCCAAAATCCTCAGCGCAGGACTCTCAGTTTTCTTCTCGACCTTGGCGGGGACGCCGGCGCGAACTCGATTGCGCGGACCGATGCACAACAGCGCGCGAATGTTGCTGATCTGCCGTCCGTACGCAAGGAACAGCTGGTCATCGTCCGTCGAATCACGGCGAAGCATCAGGTCCGCGAGGTCCGCGTATAATTGCGCGTCGACCTGGCGGATTGAAACATTGGCAGCGCGGTTCTCGGCGACCAGCCGTTCAAAGAGCTTGCGCGTTTTGGCCGGCGTTCCGGGCGGCGGCGCAATGTCTTCTTGGAAAACGTGATACTCCGGGCGCTTGTTTTCCGGTTTCGGCGCTGGTCCTCTCAGTCCCATAAGCTGTGCTGATAGTAGCGTATCACGATTTCAGTTCATTGTGCGAGCGCATGGCGCTGTGAAAAACCTGTGAAAAACCTGTGTAAATGTGGCAGGTAGTACTAGGTGTCCAAAAAGCACTTTGCGGCACAAAGCGGTTTACCAAATCACAAAACCTGGTGTTTCTCGCACGCGGGGGCCCAAGTCGGTGCTGCGCAAGACCCCCCAGGACTACTAGTACCCTCCCCCGTACGCTGGTACTTTCGCCCGTCCGCCGCCGTTTTCCGCGCGTGACACCCGATACACAGGCACTGCAGGTTCTCGATGTCCAGCCGCGCGCCGCCAGCCCGCAGCGGCACGATGTGATCCACCAGCCGAGAAGGCCGCACCTGGCACAGCTCACACACTGGGCGCTCGCGGCGCAGCATTTTGCTGAGACGCTCCCAGGTAGCGTCGTAGCCACGCGCGGTCGAGTCGGGCCGCGTGTCCGGTTGCCGTTGTCGGTCGCGCCTGGCGGCGATGACCAGCGGGCAGACCGAGGAATGCGCGGCGCGGCAGCGGGGACACCAGCGAGGCGGGGTGGTGGGCATGAAATTATTTTTGCACGGCGTGCATTTTTCTATTGCACATAGCATGGTTTGTGCAATTCTGTAGGTGTAGCCAGTTGCTACACAGGAGACAACGATGAATAGAAATTTCCACATTTTCTTCGACAACGGCGGCGGCATCACACTGCTCTTGGCCGATTACTGCCGGCACTACGACCGCGCCGACTGGGCGGCCAACGATGTGCGAGCGCTGCTGGGCGGCGCTGACCCCTCCGACTGGGACGGGGACGAACCAGAGTTTCGGCGCGACCGGCACCCGGAAGACGATGTCATGAACACCGACCTCGCCACGTCGATCCACGCTGGCGACGATTACCCGCAGCGCGGCGCGGCGTGGAACGAGTTCTGCGAGATCCTCGCTGGATTCACCCCGCGCTTGCGGCTCGAGGCACAGGAGCGCGGCGCGGAGTACGGACGTCGCCAGCGCGAGCTGGCCGACGAAGACATTGCGGAAGGCCGTCGCGCCACGCGGCCCGAGTGGACCAACGGCGCGTACGAGGGCTGGTTGCCGCGCACCGCTCGGTGTGCCTTGCGGTACGAGGCCGTTCTGGACGCGGCGGCGCGGGCGGCGTACGAGGCGTAGAGGCGTTTGCCCGCCTCGAATCGCTGCACAAAACGGGAGTAAAGGCTCCTGCTTTATGGATTTGACGCATATCCCGTCTCCCGACCTCTACCGGGAACTCAACAGCCGCCGGGGAAAGCTCGGCGGCCGCCCGGCGAAGGTCACCACCTGCACAAAGTGCGGCAACCCCGTCACCGCCCGCCAGGCGCGGCAGAGGTGTCCGCACACCCTTCTGGGCAGGTAGTCGCCCGGTACTCACAATATCGGCACGTGTAGAAAACGCCCAGCGCGTATCCGGTCGCCGGCCGAAACTCGGCAAGCGCCAGCCATTGCCGGCAGCGCTGGCACTTTTTTTTGTCGAGCGCAAACCGCCGCCGCACAAATAGCTCAATCTGTCGCGCCGAACAGTATCCCTTGCTGCCGCGCGCGGCCTCGATTGCCTCTAGCAGTTCAATGGCCAGTGCTTCGTTGTCGCTCACGTGCCGGCCCCGCAAAAACACGGCTTGCCATTTGCCGCCAACCAGTCCAAACGCGCTTCGCCCTGCAATTCTTGTGGAGGGACGGGGTAAACCATGCCAACGTCTCCACAAATCGCGCAGCGGGGCTCCTGGACGCCAAGAACGGCCTTTTGCTGGCCCGGTGGCCGGCGCGAATAGTCGCCGTCGTAAAACCAGCGCTCAAGGTGCGGCACAAAGTGCTTGCGGTCGCGGAAGCGCTTGACGGCATGATGCTCGGCCCATCGGTCAAACGAAACTTGGATCTTTCCCAGCCACTCCGTAATCGACGCTTCGGATTGTGCGAACTCGCGCTCGGCTGCGTTGGCCGCGCGAGGGACATTGCCAGGCTCAAGCCACGTCTCGGCGAATTGGTCAATTTTGGCGCGGATCAACTTTGTCGGGTCGGGCTCGCTCCAGTCAATTTCTGGTTGCGGCGTCTTTGTCGCCGTTGCCGCCGCTGCGCTCTTCGAACCCTGAACGGCGGCATCAAGGAATCCGGTATCAGGTATCAGGTATCCGGTATCAGACGGTGCTAGCCCTGGGTTTGACCCCCTATGATAGACCCCAAAACCCTGGGTTTGACCCCCTATCATAGACCCCAAAACCCCAACTTTTCCGCAACTCGACCCCCTATCATCGTTTTTTGCCATAGTACTACCCAATTCGGGGTAGTTTTTTGGCTCTGGTATAGTACTTGGGGCTTCCTTGTAGTGCGGTCGCTGGTGTTTTGCCCAGGCGACGATCTGGACGTACTGGACGCCTTCAACAACGTAGCGAACGATGAATCCGGCGGCCGCCAGCGCCTGCATTGCCTCCTCCACGTCGAAGTCGTCGCCGGGAAACAGGCGCATCTTTAGTCGCCGCGGTCGGTCTTCCAGCCGCCCTTCGCGGTCAGCTTCCGTCCACAGGCCAATGTACAGCAGCCGCGTCAAAGGCGGCAGTTCCGCCAGCAGTTCGTTGGTGAAAAAGCCGGGTTTAATGTTGCGGGCGCGTGGCATAGATATCTCTTTCGTGCATGCGATGTAGCCTTTCATTAACCACCAACTCTGCCCACATATGCATCGCCGATCCCACCGGATACCGCTCGGGATCGCGCAAAATCAGCGCCGCCGCCTCCTGGTTGTCGCGATCGTAACGCTGCCGCGCCTCCCAAATGGTCGCCTTTTCCTGGCGCTTCATTCCGCCACCCCGATAACACGGATCACCGCGCCAGGCACATCAAGCGACCCAACCTCCTCGCCGGGAAACGCCTTTCGCGCCGACACGTCAACAATCCGTGCGTCGTCCTCAATCGTGCCGGCCGTCACCAATGCGTCAAACGTCGAGCGCAGCAGTTTATCCAGATCCGGCTTTTTATCCGGCCAGGTCCTACGCCGCTTGGGCGCGCTGGCTGGCTTCCGCAGCGTAAACACAACCTGCACGCGCACCGGCCCGGCAATCCTGCCCCCGGCCTCCCGCGCCGCGAACACAACGGCCTCGCGCCACGGCTTGACCTTTTTGCTGCTCTCGATCATCACACCGCGGCCAACGTGCCGCTTTGAGCCTTGTGGCGCTGGATCGCCATAAACCACGAATCCAACTATCTCAGTCATTCTCTTGCCTCCTCCTCTCCAGCCATTCCGCCCACTCCCGCTCCCGCGCCTCCCGCTCCATCGCCTCCGCCCCAGCCTCCGCGGCCTGGGCCGTCGCCAGCGCCTCGGCCGCCATCAGCCCGTATTTGGCGGCCAGCGTCGTACACTCGGCCTCGTTGAGAGCGGCGCACATGTCCGTGAACTTCCGCGCCGCTTCGCGGGAGGTCTCGGCGAGGGCGTGGAGGCGGGTGGGGTTGGGGTCATTCATCGGTGGCCTCGGCGAACATATCAATCTGCCGGTCGTCATCATCGAAATCCAAATCCACTTTCGCGGATGCCAAGTTCTTCAGCGCTTGCCGGTAATAGCTCTCTTTCAACTCCGCTCCGATAGCCTTGCGTCCGTTGATGAGAGCCCCGTAGCACTCGCTGCCAACCCCCATGAATGGCGTCAGCACGACCTCACCGGGATTCGTCCGAAGCACTACCGTCCGCTCTATCACGTCCAGTTGCAGTGGGTGCATATGCCGCTCATCCTCACTTTCGCGGGCTTCGCGGTACGGCAGCACTCGCTCAAGCCGGACATCATCCCAGAACGCCGACGCGTATTGCCGCCATATCCAATGACTGAAGCGGTTCTCAATCTGGTTCCCTTTCCATCCGCGGTACTGGATCAATTCCGATGGGATGGGGCGCGCCCCGGCGTAACGCATCAGCCCCTGCGGGTGCGTTACTGGAATTGGGTTCTCCCCTTTCTTGCGGAACAAAAGCAGGTAGTCGGCCCCGGCCACATCGCAAAGCGTCGAGTCCTCTACCATCTGCCGATGGGCAAGTCCCTTCGCCATGGTCCGGTTGCGGACCTCTAGCGGCTCCTTCCATACGTGATAACGGGCGGCGTAGGACCATCCGTGCTTCTTGTGGGCGCGGATAATGTCGCCGGTGAAATCGATCAAGTCGCCCCCGACGTTAGCGCCGTTATCAGGCACGTCCATGCAATGCACGGCAGTGCAACGTCCGGGGAGTGTCAACCGGCCAATCTCATCGATGACGTGATCGTAGTGACGGAAGAACTCCTCGTAGCTACGACAGTTCGACAAGTCTCGATCGCTCGAAGAGTAGTGGTACAGCCCGCAGAATGGCGGGGAGTAAACGGATAGGTGGACAGACTCCGACTTCAGCCCTCCCATGACCTCAATGCAGTCGCCGTTATATGCGGCATAGTTTTGCGTAATCACCTGATCGTTTACAGCCATGATGGAATCTCCTGCTCTCTCTTGAAATGGGTGGACCGGTCGATATGTAACTCGTTGTTCATCAGCTCGACCATATTGGCGAACATCTTTTCCGCTTGCGCCGCCTTGCGGTTTAGGTTGGCCAAAACTCCGGCCTCGCCTTCGCTTGAAACCATGTCGATGGTGACGTCTCGCTTTTGCCCAAATCGCCAGCAGCGCCGCACCCCTTGATAGAACTGCTCAAACGAGTGCGATGGAAATGTGGCCTGATGTGCGCATCGCTGCCAGTTCAGGCCGTAACCGGCGATCTGCGGCTTTGTGATAAGCCGCGACAATTGCCCGGATGCGAATGCAATCAATAGTTCCTCCTTCCGCTCGTCGGAATCTGCTCCGGATATCTGCTCGGCACCCTTGACCAGTTTTTTGAGCAGGTCCCCTTCCGGGTTTAGGTGGCACCACATAACCGATGAGTCATGCGCCGCTACAAGCTCTGCGACTTTTTCGCACCGCTCTCGAATAGTTCGCCGCCGCTCCTCTTTCTGCTCCGGTAGCGTTCGGGCCGGGGTGTCGAACAACTGCCCCTCGCGTGGCCGCGAAGCGTGGATAACGTGCTCCCGCATGTTCAGCGCTGGAAGGTCAAATCCTTCGTCACTGAACCCGATATCAGAAGGCTTGCGAACGGCGCGGGAGAACGAAACGACCCATCGCCAGAAGTCACGCTCAGCGTATGCCCGCAGTCGGTAGGTATCTCGCCCCCAAGCCACGCCACCAGTGCCGTTCTCGCGCTTGAAGAACTTGGAAAGCATATCGTAGTAGCCCATATATCCAAGCGCTTCTGCGGATGTCCCGAGTTCCATGTAATCGTTTGGGGCCGCGGTCGCCGTGCAGAGCAAGCGGTACGGGACAGTCCGCATAAACTCCGTGACGGCCGCTTTAGTAGCGCCGTCGAAGTTCTTTAGGATCGAAGACTCATCGCAGATGACCGCACCGAAGTCATCTGGACTAAACTTGTCCAATCGCTGATAGTTGGTCACGACGACCGATGCCGACGATGGCAGTTCCCCCGACTTGGAACGGAACGACTGGATGCCAAACTTCTCGGACTCGGTTATGGTTTGCGCGGCCACCGCGAGCGGGGTTAGAACAAGGGAGTGCTTGTTCGTATGTCGCGTTGCATTGTCGGCAAACGTCAACTGCATGAGCGTCTTGCCTAGCCCGCAGTCGGCGAACAGCGCCGCCCTGCCTTTGGCGCAAGACCACTCAATTAGTGACTGCTGAAACCCGAACGCCATGCGAGGAATCGACCGCACTTGGAATCCGTAGGATGATCCCAGGTCAGCCTTTGTCTTCAGGAACTCTTTGTATTTATTCATTTCCTGTTCCATCAAAACCTCTTCTGCCATCCAATCTCCCATCCCCAACACCGCCCCCCGCTCGTCCCATCCGTTGCGCTCGATCTCGGCGGCGCACTGCAACTGCTCGGCGCGACAGTAGTCAATCGTGGGCATTGCGCGCCATCCGCAACACCAGCGCCCGAATCACCTCCGGGCAAGCGCTCATCCGCGCCTGACACGCAGGGCACGGTTCGCCGTAGTCCGCGCTCTGCGGATAGTGCGTCAAGTCCTGGCAGTTCTGCATCATATTGCCGAACAGAACCGCTTCCGTGGACGTGCGCCACGCCGCGCGAATCTCCGGTTTCAGCGCGTCCCATTCCGGGATCGGTTGTCCGGTGGCGAGCGATACGCCGCCCGTGTGGGCGCGGTAGGCCTCGTAGGCTAGTTGGTCGAGTTGCATAGTCATTTCTCCTGTTTAGCCGCTGCGCACAGCGGGCAAAGGTCGATAGTGTCCCAGCGTCCGCCCATATTGGTACGGAGGTGGATATCTGATACTTTCGTGCGGTGCTCCAGGCAAATTGGTGCATCACAGGTCGTAGCTCCGCGCGGTACGTTACTGCCCATGGTGCGCCCAAACCGATGAACTGAACCGTCTTGGCGGGTCCATATCTTCCCGTCACAAAGCAACCGTGATGGCTTGCCGCATGTACTACAAGGTGCTGCCTTCATCCCTTCCCCATCGCCGCCGCCGTCCCCGGCGTGGCCTCCTCCTTGGTCAGTTTGTCGTAGGCGCGTCCCATCCCGTCCCGCGCCCAGATGATGCCGTCGTCGGTCGGGTTGATCGGAACCCCGATGGACAACAGGTATCGCGTCGCGTCGTTGACCACCTGGGGCGAGAAGGTCATACGGCCCTCAGCGTACCGCCGCGCCATCCAGTGCAGATCGGCGCAGATGCGGCGCAACGCAGCGTTCTCGTTGCGAAGTTGTTGTTGCGTGGTCACAGTCCCCGCCTCCGAAACCAAGCCGCCATCTCGGCCTCCCGCGCTATGTCATCGGCGCAAACGTATGCAATCCGCTGGGCCTTCCCCGCCACCGGCGCAGGCTTCGCGAAGACCTGCGGGCCGATCTCGATAGGGACATCGGGGACGACGGGCCGGGGCTTGACAGGCGGAGCGGGCTTCGGCTTCGGCACGGCCTTGACCTGCTTTGGCAGGGCGACGGGCTTCGGGATCTTCTCTCCCCGCTTTCGTCGCGCCTGATCCCGCTGGTAAGCCAGCAAGTGTTCCTTGCAACGCCCGTTCGCGTGGACTGGCCCCCCGCAGTCGTGGCACGTCCCGAGCGGATACGGCCGCGTGCCCTGATCGTCGAGCGCCGCGCGAAACTGCTCTGGCTTCGTGCCGCGGATCTTGCGCTGGTACTCCCGGCAAACTTTCCGATTGCAGGGGCGGCAGTGGGCATTCTTGAGCGCCGGGTCGCGCGGGGCAACCAAGCAGATGGCGCAGATGGTCTTCTTTGCGGTCATTTGGCGGGCTCCTCCGTCATGCGCTTCCACTGCTCCCAAGTCACCACCAGCACCGGCTGGCCGGTTACGCGAATCCACGGTCCGTTGCTGGTCACGGCCTCCACGGTCGCGTGGACGTTCGACCGGGTGACGTCTCCAATCGTCGGGTGCCAGTAGACACGGTGGACGCTGCGGGGCGCCGGGCGCTCCATTCGTTCTATCTCCATCCTCTCCTCCTCTCGATACTCTTCAATCTCGCGGCGCGTCGGCCGCCGGTCCTGCGCTGGGTCGTCAACTCTCCGCATCATCCAAATAGCCGCCCATTCATGTGTTTACCCTGCACACCGCTCCACGTCGATGCGCTTGCGTGGTGCTCGATCCGATCAATCAACACCATAGCTCTCGTTTCTTTCGACTTCGGAACGTAGGGTCCGGACCACCGAACATCTAGACCGATATTCCTCGCCACGTTTGTTGAGTCAGCCGAAGAAAGCGGCAATTGCGAAAAGATTGTGGGGTCCAGCATTCGCAAGCCGTGTAGCTTGCAAAGCGGCATCCCTTGTTCGTTGCACGCGGTCATCATGACTTCGTGCATCCGGCCCCACCATTTGACCGAGCCGATCTCCCAAAACTCACCGCT